TGATTGGATTGAGGCAGGAGGGACAATAAGCGGCGGCGGGTGCAGATCGCTCTATGGCTTCCGGCTTTGTCTCAGTGACAGCCGTATCCGTCCCCGCCGCCTCCACGCCATCGCTGGCGAGGATTTCAGTAGTCAAACGATCTTTGACAACTTGTAAGGATTTCTTACGAGTTGTGTTGGCGATGTCCTCCAACGTGCTCATGTCTTCCAGAAAATTCATTTCTTCCGCAAGCCGCAGAACGACGGCCCGTATGCCTGCGATGTCTGCCTTGCGTATGCTCGGCAGTTTCGCGTGTTCGTTGAACACATCAACAAGTTCATCCAGTGTCATGGCTTCACCGCTCCGACAAAACTTCGTAAAGGCTGATAGCCAGGAAAACAGGCCAGAACACCACCCAGACCAGCAGCGCCGCAAAGCCCGGCAGCGTCAGCAGATCCTGCCAATCGTCATCTCCGATCCCCACAAGCGCCCATAGCAACGTTGCGAGAGCGAGAGGCATTCCGGCTAGGTAGAGTGTGAGAAGGATGGTCACGGCCTCACCCCCACGCACCTCGTTATTGCTGCCGTTCCTCGTGTAGTTGAGATCGTATCAATCACCTGTTCCGCCACCTTCATGCACACAGCCTCGGATGGCATGTCGGTAACGCTAAGACCAAGACCACCATTCGTGATGTAAACAATGAGAAACCACTTCATCGCACCATCCTCATCTCTTGCCGTTCGTAAGCCTCTTTAGACTGCTGCTCCATTGCTTGCATCTTCACGTAGTCAACGTGGATGCGAGCTTCGTTTGCCCTCGTCCTGGCTCTGGCTACCTTGTCCAGATGGGAGATCCACTCATCGCTTCCCTTGATCTTCATTTCAGCCTTGGAGACAGAGTAGTGGGGGAACTCAGCCATGAGCCCCAGCACCTTCTGACTGAATATTGCCGTCTTGGTATCCTCAAGAATCCGAGCGGCAGCATCCAGATCGACCCACCTCTGGGCCGCGTCCCGGTACAGTTCGGATTGGGGGCGGGTGTTCGCTCCACTCACGACTTCTTCCCCAGCGTCTCTTCCCACGTTGTACGCGCCACCATGACAAGGGCGGTGAGTTGGTCAGATGAGATAGCTCCGAACTTCTCATAGACCTTCGGCGCGGTTGCATTGACAAAGCCGCAGACGAAGATCCGCTCCGCCGTTGCGTCGTCATTCGACCCATAGCGTCCGGTGGATTGGGTGGGGGCAGATGCTGCCGACCTGGCAGAAGGACCCGCATCGTGGATCTTGATGATATCCCGATACGTCTTCCCGTTCTTTTCCTGCATCTTCACGTCAGCCGTGATGGTCTGGCCCTCAGCCAAACTCTTGGCGACCTCTTCCTTCACCCCATAGTAATTCCCATCCTGAGCCTTGATGGATGCGCTCCATCCGGACTGCTTTGGCGGGTAAATCTTGCTGATCTGGATTTCCATAGTTCTATCTCCTTCAGGTAAAATCAGGCGGCGCGCTTCTTCAATTGACGGTCGAGGTCGTATGCCTCGCGCAAGAGAAGAAACATTCGTGTTGCTTCGGTAAGGTCGGGGAAGTGATGGACCGAGAAGTCCCCGTGCTCTTTGCTAAATCGGCAGAGGTAATGCCCCTGGCACTCAATCCCGTACACTTCCTTGATAAGCAGGGCATAGGCCGCAAGCTGGATCAGGTAGTCGGAATAGACCGAGTTGGAAGTTTTCCAGTCCAACAGGACTGGTTTATTGTCTACAATCCCAAAAGCATCCGGCGTTCCACCGAACTTGTGCTCCTCACTCACTAACTGGCGCTCGGTCCATTCGATCTTGACGCCTGTTGTGAGTTCCCAGTTCTTGTAGGAATTAAAAGCGTTCTGAGCCTGACGGATGATCTCTCCATCTCCATCCAAGGTGATGGTCTGGCCCGTGATGTGAGCGTCGATCAGTTCGTGCGCCAAGGTTCCAGCATCCGCAGCTTGGTCACGGACTGCCTTATAGTCCTTCCCCTCCGTTCCAAGCTTCCACGCCCAGTGCACTAATCCGCCCGACTCTTTGAACCTACTAAGGATGGTGGTCACACTAGGAACCTTCGTCCCGTCTTTGGTGAAGTACCCTTTACGTGGGGTTGGCATTGGTCTTGATCCTTTTTGGAAACGGGCGGGAGGGAATGGGGCGGCTAAGGCGCTTGACGTACGTGTATGATTTCTCCGGGTTCATCTTCCCCAGCACCGCGTCCTCATGAGCCTGGCGCGCTCTCTCAAGGCGCTTGGCTTTGGCGATCTTGTGCAGGTCACCGTCTGCTGACGTTGCATTGTTTCCATTGGTCTTTGCCTTGGCGCAGTCATGGTGAACCCAGCGGAGGTTCTCGGCCTCGTCTGAGCCTCCCAGCATTCGAGGCACCATGTGCTCAAGCACACGCTTGTCAGAGGCGATAATCTGGGTTCCGCAGAGAGGGCAGATGATCCCGCCATGCTCTGCTTGAGAAATAGCAACCGCCACCTGAACACGGGCCGGAATGGATGGGCGACCGCTCATACCTCAAACCTCATGATATGAACCCCGGCCACAACCCCCCATGCTTCGTTGATGAGGTGCAAGACCTTGTCCAAATCCTGCTGATCCCGTGGCTTCTGAAGCATTGCGATGGCTGCTGCCAGATTGGTGCGCGCACTTCGCAATTCGATCTCTTCGGCAAAGATGTAATCTACCGGAGGGTCTTGGTTCTTCGGGAATGGGACAACGTTATCATCAACCATCATTGCCCCCTCGCCGGCTTGTAGTAACCAGCCTTCAGGTCAGCACGATCTGCAACATCACAGGCCGAGCGGAGTTGAGTGGATGGGTTAGCCCGACCGATGTTAAAGCAGACAATCATCGACCAAAACACGAGGGCGCACGCGACGGCGGTTGCGCTTGCTTGTCCGGGGGTCATGTCAGACCATCCCGCGCAAGCATCTCGTCCAGTTCTTCCTGGCGCTTGAACTTGTCTGCCTTGACGGCAAGGTTCATGATCCGGTCCTGAGCATTCATCAGGTCGCGCTCGAGGTCGCGGAAGTCCACCAGCGGGTATGACTTCATGAAAGTCTCAAGGCTCTTGATGTTGGAAAAGATGCCGGCGAGCAAAGCCTCAGCGCGCTCAACAGGCGTCATTGAAGTCTCTGGGTTTACAAGGATGTTCATTTGAAGCTCCTGTTGTTGAGCATGTTGAGAAGCCCGCCCTTGGCGGATGAAAGGGCATCGTCCGCAGTCTTTCCAAACCAGGCACCAACCTCGGAAACCTGAACCGTCCAGTATCCTTCCCCGTGGCATGTGATTGAGGCGGGGAAAGAAACCTCGCGAAGCCCGAGCGTTTCCCTCATCTTGGTGAGTTCGTTGATGGATTGTTCAATCACGACGCAATTCCGAGCGTGCGGGCCAGATCGTCATCAGAACTGGCCACGCGATCGGCATGAGCCTCCAAAGCGTCTAGTGCCTCTTCAATGGTGGGGAGGTCATCAGCAACGCGCTTCCCATCGACATTCACCCACCACCCGCCTGAGAAGCAGCTAATGCTTACAAAGACATCGACCGCCTTGTAGCCAGTGCGGGCGCGGTAGCTTGGGTTGATCTTCTGAACGGCAGCGGCAATGCGTTCATGCGTGTTCGTGGCCATGGTTAGTCCCTCCCTGTGCAGGTTTCGATCATGTGGGTTTCGTATTCAGTGCGTGGACCCGTACCGCGCATCGCGTCGATTGCAGCGGTGTGGAACTTTTGGGTTCCGATAAAGTAGAAACCGTTTGAGAAAGCGCACACCTCCCAGCCACAGGATCGGAGGTAAGCTTTCGTGTTCTGGAGAAACTCAACGGCAGCTTGTTCGCTGCTCTCAGTGGTGGACACGTATGCCCACTCACGATTGCCGTCTGCGTGGAAGCGAACGCTCTTGGCGTTGCAGGCTTCGGCGATAACGTTGGATGTTGTCTGCATGGGTTGCTCTCGCGTGTTTGTATGCATGACAATACGTGCAAAGCGTATTATGTCAACACGAAAAGCGTATTTAGTTGGGTCAATAGGACAGTATTGCTTACCTATTTTATTCGGCACAATTCCGCCACAATTCACTCAAGATCGACAGATAGGACAGCAATGTTGACCTAAAAGTGCTTTTTTGTTCCGATTTTTTGCGCGACCATCTTCTTAGTGGTACCAGACACCCCTTAGCGCCTGACATGAACAACAAGGAAGGCAAGGCCCCTCCTTGACCACCCACATTTTGGTGTGAAAAGAAATATACGTGTTAGGCGTTGACACTGATACGCTTCTAGCGTAGGTGTCGAATATGCAAGTCGAAAACATAATTTCCAAATTTGGGGGTCTGACGCGCCTGGCGCGCACTCTCAACATGAAGCACCCGACGACAGTCCAGGGGTGGCGGGTTCGCGGGTCTATCCCAGCTCGTCACATTCCAAAGATCATCGAGGCTGCAAGGTCCCACAATATCGACATTTCCCTGTCAGACTTCTTTTCCATTGAAGACGGCCTGACTGGCAAGAAAGCCAAGAGCGGGAAGACCCGCCGCGTGAGTGCTCATCAGTAAATTGTGAGGGAAGAAGAGATGCAGATTAAGCCACGAATGACAGTTAGCCGTAAAACCGTGATGACGGCGTTAATTGGTGGTGAACGTGCGGCGTCACCACGAGATGTGACTCTTGGTTGGTTAGAAGACATCATCTTCTGGCATCGCATGGGCGGAAGCCCGGTCACTGCAAGAGACATCTTCAGCCGGTGCAGATATCGACACGTAGTTATCGCCCGCGCTGATTTCATGAAGCGCTTGAGAGACAGGGGTTGGTCTTATCCGAAGATCGGAACCTTTCTCAACATGGATCACACCACAGTGATGCACCATGTCGAGAGAAAGCACGAGAAGACCTCAGTCAGTTACATGGGAAGCACACAGGCGAGAGCGCGTCTTCTTATTCAGGCAAGGCAGGAGAGGGCCGAGTGGGCAACGCATCCTGTCTACACACCCTTTGAAGCCTCATCCAACGGAGCCGTGCGGTATCGGAGGGGGAATAGAAACCCGCTCGTTCTGCACGTCGATGCATCCGGCAAGCTTTACCTGAGGCTGAACTCAGGCGGGCGGGGCGCAAGATCCACTCACATTCTTTTGGATCACTTCGTCGCCGAGTGTTTCTTGGGCGAGTGCCCCTCTGGATCGCGCGTGATCCATCTCGACGGCGACATCACCAACAACCGCATCAGCAACCTGGCTTTTGTCCGGGCATCACAAGAGGCCGTCATCGGCCCGTCGGTGGGTAACAGGAGACTGAGCAATGAGCCTCATGAACTTCATCAAATCTAGCCTGATCTCAATAGAAACCAAGAAGGAGACGACTACCGTGGCCAAGCCAATGCTTACCGAAAAGATGCTTGCGGACGTGAGGTCCCAAGTCAGATCCCGACCGTTTGCAGGGAAGGGCATCTTCACCATCGAGCAACTTGAGAACGATGCAATCATCGGGCTCTGGAATGAATGCGCTCAGGCGGAGAAGGAAGCCCTTGCCCTAACCAACCCCTCCCCAACACAACCCGCCACGAAGGCGAGTTAGAGACCGTGCGCCGCTTGCCCCCCAGCTTCCCCGGCGGCGCGCGAGGCCCGCGCAGTGAGGCTCTCCCCAGCCCTGCGCGGGCTACCCGTTCCAAGTATGGAAATCGAAAGGTTGTCACTGAAGAAGGCACCTTCGATTCAGTGCGTGAACACAAGCACTGGATGGAACTGAAACTGAGGGAGAGGGCGGGGGAGATAACTCACCTCGAGCGCCAGGTTGATTTCGTCATCGAGCACAACGGCGTTCGCATCTGCAAGTACAAGGCAGACTTTATCTATTTCGAAAACGGACAGCGCGTGGTCGCTGATTCCAAGGGCTACAGGACTGATGTTTATCGCCTGAAAGCCAAACTCATGAAGGCGTTTTACAACATCGAAATCAGGGAGATGTGACGTGATAAGTCGCACGACAAAGATACAGATGCGCCAGCAACTGAGGCGCGTGAAGGAGCAGTCAAAGAAGCTCCTCGTTCAGGGCAAGCATTCCAAATACCGATACGCGAAGAATTGGCTCAAGGCTCATTCGGCATTGCTGAAGGAGGACGCTCGCAATGTCGGATGATTACGATCCCACAGAGAACTCCCGCAAATCGTATGAGGTGGCGATAGATGCACTTCGTGCCGAGCGTGAGGCAGATGAATATCGCAAGTTCCTCGCCAAGAAGGCTCCGAAGGTTCAGGCGGTTGGGCTCACCAAGACACCGAAACTGCATGATGGATTGAAGCCCCATCAGCGGGACTGTGTTGAGTTTGCCTTGAAGCAGGGGCGAGCAGGTCTGTTCCTGGATACAGGTCTGGGAAAGACCTTTTGCGAGCTGGAGTTTGCCAAGCACGCCTTGAAGAAAAAGGCATTGATCCTCACCCCGCTTGCAGTGGCAAAGCAGATTGAGCGCGAGGCTCAGAAGTTTGGCTTTGACGCGCGTGTGATCCGGGATCGTACAGAAGCAAAGGCAGGGATCAACATCTGCAATTACGACAGGCTTGAGAAGCTTGATCTGGATGATTTTGACACGGTGGTTTTGGATGAAAGCTCCATCCTGAAATCATTCGGGGGGAAGACATCCCAGGCCCTCATTCACTCATTCAAAGACTATCGGTTCCGGCTAGCGGCTACTGCAACTCCAGCCCCCAATGACCACATGGAACTTGGCAACCACGCTGAGTTTCTCGGCATCATGCAATCCAGCGAAATGCTGATGCGCTGGTTTGTGAATGATACGGAAACAGCAAGCCAGACGTGGAGACTGAAGGGCCACGCCACTACAGACTTCTGGGACTGGATGGCATCGTGGTCCCGCATGGCAGAGACACCGGCTGATCTTGGTCACGATGCGTCCGAGTACATCCTGCCAGAGATGAAGATCATCCGGCATCGCGTGAGTGGAACTGCCCAACCCATCAAGGATGGATTGTTCGCCCTCACGGACAACTCCGCCACATCAATGCACAGCGTGAAGCGTGAGACTGCCGTGGCCAGAGCTGAGTGCATCGGCGCATTGGTTCAGGACAAGGGCCAGTGGATCGTGTGGTGCGATACGGACTACGAGGCTGACGCCCTGGCAGAAGTGATTGATGGGGCGATTGAGGTTCGTGGCTCAATGAAGCCCGAGGAGAAGGAAGAGGGGATCTTGTCCTTCGTCAACTCCGATGCCCGTGTTCTCATTACCAAGCCCAGCATTTGCGGGTACGGACTGAACCTCCAGCACGTCAGCAACATGGCGTTTGTCGGTCGCTCGTTCAGTTACGAGAGTTGGTATCAGGCCGTCCGACGCTGTTGGAGATTTGGGCAAAAGAACATCGTCAATGTGCATCTCGCCGTTGCCGAGGGTGAAGATCAGATCGGGCGGATCATCGACCGCAAGACATCGGATCACCAGAACATGAAGCGCGCAATGTCAGAGGCAATGCGCCGTGCAGCGGGAAGAAGGGCTGCAACCAAGGTCAAGTACGAACCAAAACACAAAGGGAGACTTCCGTCATGGCTATACGCTGCCTGAATGAAATGCACGGTGATAACTGGACTGCGTACAATGGGGATTGCGTTGATGTGGTGCGTCAACTCCCAGACAAGTGCATCGACTTCTCGATTTACTCGCCCCCGTTTGCAAATCTGTTTGTCTACTCAGACAGTGAAGCCGACATGGGGAATTGTGCGTCTAATGATGAGTTCTTTGAGCACTATCGGTTTCTCATCAAGGAGAAGTTGAGGATCACAAGGCCTGGAAGGATTAGTGCAGTTCATTGCTCAGAGCTTCCGTCTTCCAAGTGGAAGGATGGGGTGATTGGTTTGAAGGACTTTCCCGGCGACATCATCCGTGCCCACGTCGAGGCTGGTTGGGTTTTTCACAGTCGCATCACCATATGGCGTGATCCAGTTGTCGAGATGACCAGAACCAAGGCGCTTGGTCTTCTCTATAAGCAATTGCAGAAGGATAGCTGCCGATCGAGAGCGGGGATGCCTGACTACCTCTGTGTATTCAGAGCACCAGGCGACAATGACCGCCCCGTGGGTCACAAGCCGGCTGAGTTTCCCGTCGAGCAGTGGCAGAAGTGGGCAAGCCCGGTCTGGATGGATATCAAGCAGACCAACACGCTGAATGTTGCCATGGCACGCGAGAGCGCTGACGAGCGCCATATGTGCCCGCTGCAACTGGACCTGATCGAGCGCGCGCTCATCATGTGGTCCAACCCGGGCGACCATGTGCTCAGTCCGTTTTTGGGGATTGGGTCTGAAGGCGTGTGCAGCGTCAAGCTCGGGCGCAAGTTCATGGGCATTGAGTTGAAGGAGAATTACTGGAAGCACGCTTGCCGGCATCTTCAGCAGAAAGAGGCCATGAGCGGGGATCTCTTCGCCTTAGCGGATGCTGCCCATGCGTGAGACGGCAGTGGCTGAACTTCCCAAGTTTGAAACCATGCTTTCCGAAATCCCCGGATCAAAGGGAAAGATCACAATGATGCAGCGTGCCATGTTCTGGCTCCTGCACAATGCGAAGGGAAGGATCGTAACGCATCGGGTCATCTGGGACACGCTTTACGGTGCTAGGCCCGAATGTGACATGCCCAGTTCGGATGTCATAAAGACCCACATCTGCCACATCAGGAAGAAGCTCCCCGGCTGGCAGATCACGTGTCACCACGGCATAGGCTACTCGATGGTCTCCAGGTTCAAGGAGGCTGCGCCAGATGGGCAGGATTAGAACCATCAAGCCTCAATACTTCAGGCACGAAGAGATCTTCGAGGCCGAGAAGCGGAGTGGGATGCCACTGAGGGTCATCTATGCCGGCCTCTGGACGGTTGCTGACCGCGAAGGACGATTTGAGTGGAAGCCAAGGATCTTGAAGCTTGACGTGGCCCCCTTTGACGATCTCGATTTTGAGGCGGCTTTGGTCGTGCTTTGCCAGATCGGTGTGATTGCAAAGTACGCCGTAAAATCAAAGACTTACGCGCATATTCCAAGTTGGCACAAGCACCAGCAAGTGAACGTGCGCGAGGCAAAGTCAACGATCCCTGCACCTGAAGACGCAGATGAAAGCACGTGCGTGCACATGCATGAGCAAGTGCATGGCGATGATCAGTCATGTGGGGAAAGGGAAGGGGAAAGGGAAAGGGAAGGGAAGGGAAGGGAAGGAGAAGAGGTGGTTGAGCAAGCTCAACCCGCCCCCTCAAATCCAGAACCTGAAGAACCACTCGGGACCAACTGGCAGGAACTAACCCCTACAGACCCCCTGAGCACCAAGGGCTGGCCCAAGTCGGTTGATCTCAGGATTGCCGCCCGGTTCTGGAACCAGATGGCCGGCGAGGTCGGGTTGCCTGAAGTCAGGGCCCTGACCGGCGAGAGATCCAAGCACCTGGCGGCAAGGCTCAAGGACATCGGGTCACTGGGCGAGTGGTTCGCCTCGGTCAACGCCATCAAGGACCAACCATTCCTGACCGGGCGCAATGACCGGAAGTGGAGAGCCAACTTCGACTGGTTCGTGAAGCCATCCAATTTTTCCAAAGTGATCGAGAACACCTACGAGCGGAGCAACGCCAATGGACGCGCTTGAAGCCTTTTCAAAACTTGTCGGCCTCTGGCCCAAATCATTCCAGCCTCGCGAAACCTGGAGGCCATTGGTCTTGGAAGAACTTGAAAGCTGGCCAGCGGCAGAGCGGGCTGATGTGATCAACTCGATGACCAGCGGCATGAGCGGCGCGCGGTCGGTGGATCTCAAGGCGCTGAAGGCTGCACGGGCCAAAGCCTCAAAGCCCAAGGCTAACCTCGGCCACGGCACGGAGGATTCATTCCTCGCCGATTTGGGTTTGCTTGAAATCTACAAGACCCAGCACATCGGAGACCGGATCATGATCTCAAGGCTGATCCGCTCGATGATGCTCACGCCGGGGTGGGAAGCCAGGCTGGCCGAGCAGGCAGGCGACGCTCGCGAGTTTCGCGATTGGGAGCGGATCGAGAATTTGATCCATGTGGCCGACAAGGCCATGACCCCGACCAAGAACGGCCTAGGGCGGAAGGTCTGTTACCCCGCCGACAAGGACGGATGGTCAGCCCCCAAGGAACAAATCCAAATCATCCTGCCAAGGCCCAAGCGCAAGACCGACCGGAGCGAGGATCGGGAGGGCTTGGCGCGGATCAGTGCCATCGCGGCCAAGTTCGGAGGTTTCCAAGCCGGAGCCTGCGCGCAGATTTTCGAAAGTGCCGAGTACCAGAAATACCTCGAGGACTACACCGCCCGGACAGGACAGCAACCCGCCTGACCGGCCCAACCCCCAAGGAGACTACCCATGACCTACGAAGAAATTCTCGCCATCGTTCAGGATCACACCCGGACGCCGTTCCAGAAGGCGGCGGATATACATGCCACGCTTCAAACGGCCCGCATTGACTCACAGAAGCCCGTACAGGCCCGAAAGGTGCGTAAGGCTACCCATGGAAGGGTAATCACCAAAACGCCCGCCAGTGAGTCTCTAAATGGATTTATGAGCCATTCCGAAAACACAGAAACGGCGGGTGAAAATGCCAATTGAGATCTGGAAGTCGGGCAAGGGGCGGTCTTGGTACTGGACTGCCTTTGCCAAAAATCAGGAAGTCGTTGCCGACTCCGCCGAGGGCTACACGTCCAAAGCCAAGGCTGAAGCGGGTGCTGTTGTTGCTGCCAAGGAGTTGAGCAAGTGGCTGGAAGAAAAAAGCGGGAAGGCGAAGGTGAAATCACTGAAGCCCAAGAGTCAGATTACGGCACGCCAGAAGCAAGGCGGCAAGCGTTCTTCGTCGTCGAGCAACCGGACCCGCAAGACCGGTCCACAAAGCGCATCCGCATTGAAGACAATATCGAATGGTACGTGAAGAGGTCATACCTCTCACGCACCCAAGCGGACGCCCTGCGTAAATGGCAGAGCGATGCGTATTTGTCCGGTATCATGCCGGCCTGTATTGGGTCTTACGCCCAGCAGGTCACGGGTGGTCAGTCAGAAATCAGTGATATGCGCCTGGCGGCTCAATCCAGACGCGCCCATGCAATCAAGTTCCTGAGTGAAACGGGACGGTATGCGGTGAAGCTGATTGATGCTGTTGCCGTCGATATGAAACCAGCCGGCAAATACTTCATGCTAGAGGGGTATGGGTCTCCCAATGACGGGATGACCCTGCTTTACAAATGCACCGAGGCGCTAGCAAAGCATTACGGGTTAACAAGATGAAATGGCAACCAATAGACACAGCGCCAAGGGATGGCTCAGTGATTTTAGTGTTCGACGTGGATGAAGCTTATGCATCCAAGCCCGTAGGTTTTACGGTCATGGCCGTTAGGTGGTGTCCGTATAGCAAAGACGACTTCAGGGCACCCGGCGGGCAGTGGTTTGCCCATTATGGCCCATGCAGGGCAAGAAATCCGACCTACTGGATGCCACTGCCGGACCCTCCGGATTAGCAACATGAGCAAGATGTTCATAGGGACTGCCATCCTGATGCTGACGTGGATATTCGTCAGGTATCACGGCCTAACCTGGCCCCGTTTGCTCATTTGGGCAGTCGGGTCCTTCCTGTTCATTCTTGGCATGATGGAGGTGATGGTCGTCCTGCACAATGAACTGATACGATAGGGAGAATATTCCGTTTAACCATTGACCTGTTGCGTGGTTAAAATCCTCTATGGTATTTTTTCGCTAGCGCTCGATTTGCGTCTCAATTCGATTTGCGCTTGGTCTAGTCTGTATCAACTAGGCGTTTCCTCCCTAACGAAACTTGTCGGCCCCGGTTGAAAGATCGGGGTCTTTTTCGTGTTCAAGGAACAAAACCCCAATGGCCAAGAAGAAAAAGGGAAAGGGCTGTTAGCCAGCCCCCCAATCACATAACCCACTAACCAACCCATGTGCACACCCCAGCGTGCAAGCCCGTGGAGCGAAGGACAGATGACAGGAGAAGCAAAGGGCCCCGGCGGGCGTCCCACCGATTACACGCCAGAACTCGCAGACGAGATTTGCGAATTGCTGATGGATGGGAAATCCCTCAATAAAATCGTGACGTTAGAGGGAATGCCAAAGCGCGCGACCATCTATCGCTGGATACTGAACAACGACGAGTTCCGAGACAAGTATTGTAAGGCCCGTGAGTATCAGGGCGACTATTCGGCAGATTACCTGAGCGATATTGGCGAAGATGTTCGCAACGAAGTGTTGAGTGCGGATCGCGCCCGAGTGATGGCAGACATTCACAAGTGGGTCGCAGCGCGACGCGCTCCCCGCAAGTACGGCGACCAGATTAACGTAAACCAGACGGCCACATTCAAGACGGTAACGGACGAGCCTCTCACGAGAGAGGAAAGACAGGCCCGCTGGATGAGCCAGTTCGGCAATGCAAAGCCAGGAGAGTGAGTATGTCTGGCGACCGCAG